GCCAAGGCGATGTTTAACGGAGAGATGCCACTAAACCCTCGGCTAGACTATTGGCCTTTACGAGGTCACCGAACAGAATTGTTGGACCTCCTAACCAAGATCCGAGTGGAAAAGAGGAACTACGACCTAATTATCCTCGACCCATACTATAAATTAGCCACCGGTATTGACGAAAATGATGCCAAGGCGGTAGGCGAAATCGTTAATCTGATCGAAGATTTCTCCGAGGAAACAGGTGCCGCCATAGTATTTGCTCACCACTTCTCCAAAGGAAATAAGTCAGAAACCGATCATATCGACCGAGCGAGTGGCTCAGGTGTCTTTGCCCGTGATCCCGATGCTATTCTCACCCTCACCGCTCACGAGGAGGAGGAACACCTTGTCCTCGAAACCACCTCCCGAAACTGTCCATTCTCACCGCCCAAGGTCCTCGAATTTTCTGCCGAAACCTTCCCCCTTTTCCACCATAAGCCCGAACTTGAGGCCAAGTTTAGAAAGCCAGGTCAAGCATCATCAACCCAAAAAAAGGTTAATGAGGCCTTATCCGATAAGTTCCTTGAGCTGTTAAAAGATAAGCCGATTATCGGAAGAGAGCGAGCAATTGCCCTCCTAAAAGAGCAAACAAATAATCGAATAGATAACCACATTTTTACCAAAATTCTGTCCGAAATTAAGGACAATATTGACATCGAAAAGGGTGGTCCAGGCAATCAAACTACCTACACTTTGCGACTAAATCTTAAAAGCGAATAGGTTAACTATTTAATTGATCTGATAGTAGTCCGAAAAATCTATATATATATATATATATAATATTAAATTCGTCGTACTCTCCAACATGAAAAAATACAGGCTGTTAGTAGTCCTCCTTCGGACTAATGCTTTGGCCCGTAAGCCGGCCCAAAAGCTAAAGCTTACGCACCAGTCCGCCAACCGCTTTAGGCGGCCGTACCAGGTGGACTACATTGCCAGCCTACAAGCTCACTCGAAAAGAAGATTAAAACCGATCCATCAGCCTAACCGATTAACCGGCAGAACCAATATCACTCAGCCTACCCAATCACTCGTTATAAATCCTATGCCGTCAAAGAGGTATAAATATAATCATTAGATAACCGATAAGAATATACTATCAGCAATCACAGCAAATCGGGCATTCAGAGGAATGGCGGGATTGGCGGTCTTATACCCTAGCGTGGTAGATTATATAGGTTGGAGGGTAAAAACGCTCTGAGCGTCCTCTACGGGGCTTTAAACGCTATTCTGATAGAACTATGTCAGGTTGCTCAGGATTAAAATCAGTTAAACCATAATGCGGATGTAATCTGATATCCATTTCATATCTGATTTTCTGATGAGCCTCTTCAAATTTCTTTTCGGTCTCAGCTAAATCCAAATTGTGGCACTCGGCATATTCTTTAGCCATTGTCTTTAGATCGGGTTCTTTGTTCCAAGGAAAATCTTCCATGCTCATACTTTACTCCCTTCAGCCCAATCGTCAATGATTTGTCCGGCAGATAATTTCTTCTGCTCAGAGATATGCTTAATCTGATCCCTGGTAGCTGGATCAATCAAGCAATGAAATTGGACTCGTTTGACTCCTTTACGGTTCGGAGGTCGGCCTGTTTGGTTTGGGCGCTTACCGCCCCATTGTTTTTTATCGGTCATTAATTAATCTCCTCTTCTTTGGATACTCGCTGGAGATAGGAAACGATTGTCGTGACAATACTGGAATGCTCTTCAGGCATTCGTTCTGCCAACTCTTTCACATTGCCCATGAAAGATTCATCGGCTCGGCTCATAAGCATATTAAAGAATAAACCTTCGACATCATTCTTCGGAGCGGCCTTGGTTGCGAATACAACCTCCGATTCAATATCGGCGATTGTTTTGATGAAACTGTGAATTGGGTTATTCGTCATGCTATTGCGTAGTTAAATGTATCTGTTGGATGGTCTGAATATATTTCTGCGGAGAAACATTTCTCATCATCATCTGTCAATCGAGGGATCGTAAAAATTCTTATCTTATTGGGTTTGGAGTGCCGATGATGCTCGGCCACGAAGGACTGAGCTTCAGCGAGCTTGAGGGGAACGAATGAGTGGTTAAAGTTCATCTTGGAATAAACCTTGATCTAATATTTTTCTGTTTAATCTGTTTTGGATGTTTCGCACTTCATCTAAGTCATAATCTTCTAATGCTTTCCACCAATCATAATCCAACCCACTGTCTTTAATGTTAATCGGATTATCTATTTCCCTTGTGTTGTCTGCATTCATGGCACCAACATAACCATTTTCACAAATCCAACTGCCGGCAGACTCTAATTCTACCCAATGTGTTTTTTCGTTAAAGTTAAGTATTAATTTCATGTTATTCATACCCTCAATCTAGTTTATCTATACATAAAAGCAAGATATATTTTACATTTATTTTTAATAATGTTGTAAGTGGCTAATAACTAACGAGCTAGGAAACGGAAAAAATTACGATTCCACATCAGTAATCTCAGCTTCAACCACTTTTTCATCTTTCAGGTTAGCCAGCTCGGCTCGGATCTCATCCAAGCTGAGAGATTTCTTCACTTCGATAGTCTGAGTAGGCTCACCCTCGTACTGCCTGTGCTTGTCGATTAGGATGCCGGTGGCGATTGGTAGGACTCCATTCGGTATTTCATCATTGTCCAGCTTCTCGATCATCTTTTCGACTGCAAGCTGTGAAGCATGGCCGATCAAACCTCTCATTACTTTCTTCGATGCATCGATCACCTCTTTCTCTCGAGACCGAACCACAGCGATAGTATTGTGGGATACCTTTAAATCCTTTTTGATCCGAGTGACCGGTATTCCATCTGTTAGCATTTGAACCAACTTTGCATAATCTCCTGGTCTCTTATCGAATAAACCTTGAGCGGTGTAGATTATCGGACAGGCCTCATCGATAGTTAAGTTTGCTGGGAGATTGTCCGGCATTACTGTAGTTCTTTTTCTTTTCGTTGGCATGATTTTAATCGGTGAAAGCATTTAAACAATTAAACCAAATAGATATTTGTGCAAGGACAATTAGACATAATCATTATTAGACGAACCTTTGGAGATAAAAAACGATGTAAAAATATAACATTTCATTATTTTTATGCGATTGCTGACAAAGACAGGGGGGGAGGGGGGTCGGATTTGGCGGCCCGCCGGTCACCGAGACCGATTGTAGCCCATGAAAAAATTTCCACCAATTGCCCCACATTGCTTCACATACCTAAATGCTGGAATATGCTAGGATATGCTAGAACATGTTAGAATCTGTTAGGATTAGATGTTAAATCCCTGACAATCAGTATGTCCGAACAAAATTTCACTAATTTACACCAATTGGGCGTAGCTCCGCTCAAAAAATGGTACACTCGAACTAATGGCATTATCCTGGACACCGCACCCCGCCTTACCGCCTCTGACGAAATCGGAGATGCTGTCCATGAGTCCCGAGTCAATCCTCGCATATTGGGAGAAAAGAGAGGAAGCGATCAAACTCGAAAAGGATGATCCATATCGGCATGGCTTTGAACTGGATACATGGAAATTAGCGGATGAACAGCTAAAGACTCACTCGGAGATCCTCGTTATGGGCGGTAACCGAGCTGGAAAGAGTTTTTGGGCGGCCAAGCGAGTAGTTCAATGCCTCGTAGAAAACCCTGGCACTATAATTTGGTGCTTAACAGAGACGGCGGCTAATTCTGTGCAATTCCAACAGAAATTAATTTTCGATGCTCTCCCAAAAGAGTTAAAAGGATTAGGTAGAGGTAAGGTTGGATATCTCGTATTTTCGTTAAAAAACGGATTTACGGGCGCGAAATTTACACTGCCCAATTCCAGCCAATGTATATTTAGATACTGGGCACAGGACATCAGTACAATCGAAGGTGGAGAGATCGGTTCGCCGCAAGATCCAGTCAACGGAACGCATAACATCGGATATTGGGCGGACGAATTGGTGCCTATGTCGTGGGTGAACACACTTCGATTTCGGACCGTGACCCGCAATTCCAAGGGAATTATCAGCTTCACCGCCGTTGACGGATGGAACTCAGTCGTAAAGAGTATGCTAACAGGAGCAAGAACAGTCGAATCGGCAAAAGCGGACCTATTGGACGGCGAAGAGGTCCCCCTCGTTCAGCAACCCATCCGCAAAGCCAGTTCTGTGGTTTATTTCCACACAGCGGCGAA